CGACTTGCTGCACCGCTGGTTGGCCGTTGTTGACCGTGTAAACCCGTGTAAGCGTACCCCCTGCCGTGTAGTAGCGAATGAGGGCTTTGTCAAAGTTGGCCGTCGTGGTTCCCTTCCCTTGAGCGAGCCACCTCGCTTCGGTGTTGGAATGCCATACGAATCGGGTCGGGGTGGTCAAAGCCAAACTACCCAAAAGCGTACCCGAAGGGAATCGAGTCGCAGAATTGTAGGACTGGAACTCTAACTGCTCCAAGTTCCCTGCAAAGGCAACATTCCCCGACACGGTGGTAACGGTTCCCGTCTGCACGACAGGCGTGTTCCCGTATTCGTCGAAGAAGTCCAAGCGATACCCCGAATAATAACCCGAATGATTGCTGAATGCGGTCTGCGTCAGCGATGGCTTGGTCGGTGCAATTAAGGTTTCAACGACCTTGGCGACATCGAAGAATCCTTGGTTGGTAATCGGCAATTTATCGCACTTTAACCGGGCGTATGTACTCCCTGCACTGTCTTTGACATCGCAAACGAATCGGTAATTAGGCTGGGCTATTTGGTCGCTGCTGACCTTGAAGAGCATCTTGTTGTAAACGGGTGTAGCCACTTGGGGCGACCCGGAAAGGACTGTTACTGCCATTTTATAGTTTGGTTGCTACGCTTATGGATTTGCCAAGGGTTTCAGCGATGGTGTTCACCAAAACGTCTATCATTTCGGGGGATAGGGCGTTAGACATGAAGTTCGTGGCCCGTGTCCCTCGTTGGAATACCCAATAGGCAACCGACCTGCCATCCACCAATCCCTGCTCTTGCTTCGTCCGCATCCGCTTGAGTTCACGGGAATAGGTTGGCACAACTGCTTTTTCCTTGTTGGCTATCCAATCGGCCATGGCTTGGGCAGGTGGGTACTTGTCCCTGTATTGGAATGGCGACCTTGGAGCCTTTAGGCTTGACGTTTTGCCTCGCACCCCTTGGTCAACATACTTCCAATAGGGGTTGGCCATGATAGCCACGACGATTTGCTTTGCGGATAGTTCGATGTCTTCGGGGGCGATGGATGCCGATAGCGTTCCCCCTGCATTTGCGTTGGCTGCTTCGAGGTTTTTCTTCGCAAGTTCAATGACCCGTTCAATCCATTTGACCAGCACGTCGTGGGTTGGCGACTTGCCTCCACCTTTCGGGCCAACGACTGAACCAATCCCCTCCAAAGCGGTTTCGTCGATGCCCTTCATCGAACCGCTGCCGAACTTGCCTACGGGCTTACCATTGGCGAGGATGGTTGTTTCCATGTGGGTAAATGTCCCCCGTGCTGGAATGTGTCTATCTGCGCCTCGCTCGCTCCGCCTCCATCCGTTCGGCTTCCAAAATGTCGTGAATCAGGAGCGCATAGTTCAAAAACTCCACCGCCTTCATCGCAAAGATGGCATCGAACTTGAGAACGTCCTTGTTAGCCATCCTCCACACGACCATCAGCCAACCGTACCCTGCGAGAGGGCTTACGTCAACTCCCCTGCCTTCGTCATCAGGTGCTTGGAATAGTCGCTCAAAACTTTCAAGTAGGGTTCGGAACTTAACAAAAAAAAACTGACAACCCCCCAAACGTCCCCCACCTTGGCGTGTTTCTTCATCAGTTCGGCCCGCTCTGCATGGGCAGCCCCGTCGTATTTCTTGGGGAAGAATCCGAATAACCCACCTTCCCTGCACAAGGTCGCCATGATTCGATGAAGGTTCTGCAACAACTGCTTTTCGTCGGTCGTGTTTGCGTCCATTAACTCTATCAACTGCCCAGCCGTCAACTCATCCGTGAACACGGTAGGTATCCACCACTTGCCCCCGGCTTTGAACTTTCGCTTGTACCCAAGGGCAGGCAATGCGTTCCACTCGCTTATGATGGCCTTGTAACGCTTTAGGACGCTCTTGGCGGGCATTTCTCTTACGAGCGATATATCGACCCCCTCAACGATTGCAACGACTCCTGCGCGCTTGTCGTAGTCCCCAAGGACGCTTGAAAACTCAATGGCTCCGATGCGTTGGAACTGGTCGATGGTGAGGTCTTGGAGTTTCATGGGTCAGTAGTTTATGTAGTAGCCGTACACCGCATCCCCAACGAGCAATTTCAGTTCGGGGTATCTCAACGCCATCACTTCGGGGGTCAGGTCGGGTTGCCAATGCGTTTCGTACACATTCCCTTCCCATTCGCCCTGCCTGTACATATAAGGCACGGCAATCATGACCCTCTTGCCATTCATTCGGGTAAGCAGGTCCCTCGCCTCGTTAAAGGTTAAATGCTCAAAGACATCGCCCATAATCAGGTAGGTGTAGGCCGAAAAATCGAACTCACGAATATCCCCAATATGCAGGGTTTGGTAAAGGTCCTGCAAACCGAATCGGCTGACATACGGCTCGTGAATCTCGATGCCATCCATTTTGATGTCGGGAAGCAGCAGGGCGTAAGTTCCGCAACCGCATCCAATGTCAAGCACCCGGTCGGATTCGGTTAGAACCGAGCGGATATGGTTGCCAACAAAGTCTTTGTGGAACGGGTGTGAGTAGGGCATATTATCCGATTTGAAGTCCATCGGCTATCTTCTTGGCCGTGCTGGAGTGGTTTGCTTTGTCAAGGTATTGCCGGAACTCCCAATCCGAGTTCATCTCAACGGGTGTGATGTAGTAGGGCAGATGCCTGACCTCGTAGGGGGTCATCGTCCTCGCACCGCTAATGCAGACCTGATAGGTGTCGGCATGGTAGAAGGCGAAGGTCGTATCAACTGGAGCCAAGCGAAGGTTGCCATAGGTCGCTTGTGGTAGCGATGTTCAGCAGGTTGGAAGAATAGGGCGTTTTCGGGAACATCGTCAACACGAATGCCGAGGCCAATTTTGTCCTTGACATTGAACTGCACCCCGTTAAAGTCCTTGGCTTCTTCGTCCCGGTAGATGTAGGGGTACGAAGGCGAATCGTACCAAAGTTCACGCATCCGTACGATGGTGTCGTCAGGGCATCCCGAAAGGTCGAGGTCGGGGTCGGTTACGATGTAATCGGGGTAGCCAAAATCGGCTTTGATGCGTTTGTCAAATCCGAGCCTCCATGCCACAAGATGTCCCAAGTTCTGCCCCGTACGAACTACCGAAACGTCCTCATTCCCCTTTAGCGAATCGTACCACTCCAAGGTAGGGCCGTAAGTTGAACCGTTGTCAATGATAATGATAGGACCGCATTCCTTCATCCGTTGCAGTTCCTTGACCATTGCCTTGGGCCAAGTGAAAAGATTAAAGTTGGTAATGAGGATAGGGACCTTCATGCTAAAACGTGATTACAAATTTTTCGGGACCCGGCCATCCGGGGTTGGTGTCGTGGACCTTGGTGTCGGGCTTCTTGCCAACCCAATGTTCGGCTTGCCAGCGGTGGTCCCGTACAGGTTCGCCCAGTTCCTTGATGTGGCTTGACTTGGCCCACCAATAGGTTCCACCAAAGTAGGGGTAGCCGTCGGGGTTGTTTTGGTCCGCCATGTGGGGGAACTGCTCCTTGGTTATCCAATGACATCCCACCGCATCCACGCCTTCCAGCAGTTGCAGGCAGCGCTCCCAAGCAACCACGTTGAAGAAGGTCATGCTGCGATTCCAAAGTTGGTTGATGAGGGACGGGTCGCTTGCCCCCTTGGTATGAGCGTACAGGTACACGGCTTCTTCTTCTTGGCTTGCCCGGTACATCTCGGTAAGGGTCGCCTGCTCCCAAGCGTTAGTTCGGGTTACCACGACCTTGACCTTATCCGCAACCATCGATCCTTCCAGCACCTCCTTGACCGCCTTTCGTTGTTCGGGTGGACCGACGATGCCTACACGGATTTCGTCCAAGACATTGATAAGGCCGTAGTTGCAGACCGCCATCATGTGTTGATTCAGGATCAACTGCCAGTTGCCCCCGCAGTAGATGTGGTAGTAGTGGACGACTTTCATAAGGTCCAAAGGAGGGTTAGAAGGGTGATGATAAAGAAAATGGCTGCAAGCGTCTTGCCGATTTCGATTAGCAGGTCAAGGATGCGTTCGGTGTTCATGCTTCAAAGTTACACCACAACATACTTCCCTGAGTTGCTTACTCTTAACTTGTTGAGAGCCACATACCGCATCGCATCGCAGGCGTGGTTGAAGGAATCAATGGGAACCCCCGTGTTCTTGCCTTCCTTATCCGTAGCCCAAGTGTAGGACCGCAGTTCTTTGATAAGGTTGGTGGAATCCTTGGTAACCTGCAATTTAAAGCGTTTCAGGATGTCTATCCCGTTCCGAACCGAGTCGGGGCCTTTTTCGGCAGGCTTGATGTTGAAACCAAGTCGGTAGATTTCTTCGATGGACTTCGGTTCTGCTGAATCCGCCACTATCTCCCAAGCCCTTGTGATGCCCAGCGTCCGAAGTTTATCTGCGATGTCTTGGTTCGTGAGGCCCGTGGAGTAGAGCAGTTCTTGGATGAGTAGGCAGTCCCCTTGGCGGTAGATTGCTACGAGTGCCGTAGGGTCGTTGCTAAAGCCCCAGTCAAGCCCAAGGGCGACGAATTTCGCACGGCTGACATCTATACCCTCCACGACCTCGAAGTCCTCGTATATCGCACCCTGAAGCGTCCCGACCTGACCGAGGCCATAGACCTTGTACCAGTTGGCCCAATACTCCGAAGTTTCAGCCTTGACCCGTGCTTTCTCGATGAAGTCCCTCGCACTCTTGGGGCAGGCTTCGTTGTCCTTGTAGGTTAGAATGAGGAAATCCACGTCCTCGTCTTGCATCAGTTCGGAGTGAAACCAAAACTCGTTGACCGGGTTCCAGTCAAGGATAACCGACTGCTTGGTCCGTGCTGCCAGTTCCGTGTAGGCGTGGAAGGATAGGTTGTTGGCCTCGTTCATGTAGAGCCTGTCCCTCCTTGCACCCCTTAACTTGGAGTCATCGTCAGCCGAAAAGAACTCGATGTAAGACCCGTTAGCGAACTTGTACCGAAAGTCGGTGGCGTTCCATCGGGCAGCGTTGAACCGTCCTGTAACGGTCATAATCTTCATAAAGTCCCTCATGGCCCCACGCTTGAGGTGTGGGATGGATTCCGCTACGACGCTCGTTTCCGTGTACGGATTCTTCGTGCAATGGTCAATCTCAACGGCAAGGATGGAGTACGTCTTGGATGCGGACGAGCCTCCTTGTACCCCTTTGACGAACCGCTTTAACTCACGGACCTTATTTACGGCCGTGGTTCGGATGAACTTCTCCTGCTCTTTTACTGGCATCAGTCATTGTCAGG